TAATTAAGACTACTTAAGGAAGGTCGCCCACGAGCGAAGCGAGTTTTAAGAACACAATTTTTTCTTAATTTTTTTTAAATTTCGGCCTAACTACATGCTACCTTGATGGCTTCTAATCGTGCTTTTAATTCTTTATTTTGTTTTTTAAGAGTAGCGATAGTTTCTTTTTGCTCTCGTATTATATTGCTTTTTTGATGTGATATTATATCTAATTCTTGGCTGTGCGATACCAAACAATTCCAATCTTCAACTCTTACTTCTACCATTATAGTTATATGATTGATATTATTTTCAAAACTTTAATTCAATTTTAATAATAATAATGATAATAACTATATTCATATCTCTAGCATTAACCTTTGGTATAGGGCTCTACTACGGCTATGTTTTGAAAGAAATACAAGTTCCTGAGTATGAATGTAATTTTACTCTAGTAATATGAATAGTAAAATATATAAAATGATAAAAAAAAAATGAGTAAAAAGTAAAAAATGAAAATTTTGAATTTCAAAATGAAATGTAAAATAATTTTTATGATTTTATATATTTTACTATTTCAAACTTCATCGCAACTACTTTCTTCTTCAGGGAGGTAATTATGTAGGCCTCGGCTGGCTTCAGCTCTACCGTATTCTACCATATCGTGAATAGCTTTAAAAATTGAATTATCTGGAAACTCTATTTTATCAAAGGCACTGTCTAGTTGTCTAAATATAGAATATACTACGCATAGTATTTTAAAGAGGTGATTATGCTGTCGAGCTAATTTTCTTATCTTCTTGTCTTTTTCTTCTAGTATATTTTTATAGTCCTCTGCCAGGTTTTTTATAAATTGTTCGTTGTGTTCTTCAGCCATTTTCAAATATAGTATATATCTAAGAATTAAAATTAATTGGTTCATTTACAATAGGTCTATAAATACTTGGCGCATCGCTTCCGCGATATGTCGGCTAGGACAAGAGTAAAATAATATTTTTTTATTAATGTGTATTTTATAATGATATTTATTACCCATTTTTCTTATAAATCCAACACTTTTACTAGTGTTTTTTGATTGATTGTTATATAAAATTGTGCACCATTCTAGGTTTTCTACCCCATTATCATCTCTAATACGATTTATATGATTGACTTGAGGTAAATTATTTGGATTGTCTAAATAAGTCATAGCTACTAGTCTATGAACTAAATAATTTTTTGTTTTTCCGTTTTTACAAAGAATAACTCTTAAATAACTATCTTTATCTTTACCTGGTTTCAAAAATTTATTACTTTTTACACTAAACACATTACCACTAGTATCAATCCAATAGTCTCCATCATATCCATCAATTTCCATCTTTATATTTCATCAAACAAGTAATTTTTTGATATCAATTTTATAGTATTATACTATATAAATAATGTCGATAAATACTTTTATTTCCATTAACAATCTCGATACCAAGGATGCTTTCAACATTTTAAAAAGAATAAACAGAGTAATGCCTGAATTTTATAACTTAGTAGACCAATCGGTAAATATAACCTTACTAGGAGATACAAACAACATGCTCGTGCTATTAAATAGTAAATATTCATTACTTACTACAATAAATACAATACAATTTATAATTAAACTATTTCAATACTACGAGAAAGAAAGTGAGACATTACTAGAATATCAGGATATCGAGAATGACTTGCTTTCCATTTATGAAAATCCAAAAAGTTATAGTAAAATGACTTTGGGTGAAATAGAAGAATTTATAGAAGCAAAAATAATAGACTTTACCAAACAAGAAACAAGTTATACGAAAACAAGAAACCTACTATTGTTGGCACTATTATGTCAATATCCTTTGAAACTAAATGAACTAGTTAATATAAAATATATATCTTACGAAGGTGCTGAGTTCGAGGAAGTATTCCCGAGTCAATTGGGAATAGTAAAACGCGATAGTGAGTTTTATTTGGTAAGAAATGGAAAGACCATTATAGAACAAAAAGTAGATAAAATAGAATATACACCACTACACCGAGTATTGATGCTTTATTTATCTAGGTTTTCTAGAGGCACTACCCTATTATCAGGGATAGGTGGATGTAAATTAACAAAGAGCAACATATCAAACGGTTTAGTTAATTTTACTAGAAGCGAGTTAGGTTATGCACTGTCAATTCACGACGTTAGAAATTTACATAACTCTACTTCCTAGAAGCATTTACAATCAAAGTGAAAGCAGTTGTAGTTGTGTCGGTTTGTTTTAATCTCCAATATTTTCCAGCTACATTTGGTATATTTATAGAATAATGAACTACTGCTCCTACTAGATTTGTATTTACAAAATATTCACTTGCCTCATACCAAGTAGCATTATCCGCACTTACCTCAACAAAAATAGGGTCACTTGTATTTGTTGAGCTGCCAAAGAAAGTAAGATTTACATACATTATCATATTTGTTGATGACGAAGTAGCTGTGCCATTTGCTGGAGTTGCTAGTGTATCTAAATTATTTAATATAGAATTAAATGTAGGAACTACGTGTAATGCCCCAGAGTCACTAACTTTTAATGCTCTTAATCCAGTTGGAGAAGTGTCTTTTCTACCATAGATACATACTTGTTGAGCTTCGGTTAAGGTATCATCTTCTCCACTTGTTATTTTTGTATTCAAGTCGGCTAATGTTGCTTCTGTTGCTAGACCTACGCCATCTGTATCAATATCTACCATTAATCTTCCTTGGTCGTCTGCCTTTAATGCTCGTAATCCAGATGGCGAAGCGTCTTTTCTACCATAAACTACAGTTTGTAATGCCTCTACTAATGTATCGTCATCTCCTACAGTTAATTTTGTATCAATTGACGATAGAGACCCTTGGGCTACCAAATCACTAGTATCTAAAACAGATTGGTCGCTAGCAATAACAACTGGAAAACTATCCGCCATAAGTTCTTGTCCTTTTTTGAAATCCGCAATTTCTACTTCTACGTCACCAGCATTTGTTATATGAATTGGATGTAATTCTCCAGTTCCAGGGCCTGAGGTCACTTCACCATAAACTAATACCTGTTGGGCTTGACTTAATGTAGTATCATTCCCAGTAGTAATTTTAGTGTCAAGTGAAGTAGTATCTCCTGCTACTGTTAATAGTGTTGCTTCTGTCGCTAATCCTGTTGGATTTTCACTAGATACTAAATTTAAATTGCGACTTACATTATTAATACTCGCATCAAACCCTAAAACATTTATAGTAGTATTCAAAGTATTGATTGCCGCTCCACTATTACTAGAGACTACCAAAAATAAAACTTCTTCACTATCAGCGCCATCACCATTTACAGTTTTATCATTTAACTGTATTTTTCTATTACTAAATGCTGTTTTAGGTTCCGATTCACCATAGAAAACACATTCTTCTCCTATTCCTATAGTATTATCATTATTATAGAGGTAATCTATTTTTGAATGATAAAATGCACCAGCGTCTCCTACCCCAGTTGGTTTTGTATATATATGAATAAATGGTATACTATCAATTCCACTATTTACATTTATAAATGCTTTGAAATATACTGATAGAACTTCTCCTAGTGTTATTATTTCTTGTGTTCCATCAAAATAATATAAATTAAATTTAGTCCCCGCTACTGAATTAGTTAAATTCCATCCTTCTCTATTTTCTGGGTCTTCTTGAACTACGCAAGTAGTATCGGCTTTAACAGCAGTTCCGCCAGCTGAATTCAAAAGAACTTGTGCGAAGCCATTATCAGTATCTACAGAATTACTAGATAAATCCACTTTCAATAATCCAGTATCGGTAAGTGTTATTCCACTTAACTCGTTGCTATCATTTTTACCTAATACAAGCGACATTTATTATTATTATATATATATCTATTATTTTTGTAAAATTGAATTTTACTAAATTGAAAAATTATTAATCAAAAATGAAAACAATAATATATAAACTTTCTTGTAAAAGTCCAGAAATAATAGACTTCTATATTGGTTCTACTAGTAATTTAATAAATAGAATTAGTACACATAAAGCAGATTGTAAAAAAAAAAATACCTTACTTTATACTTGGATAAACACTTATGGTGGCTTTGATAATTGGAAATTTACTATACTAGAAGAATTAGAGTGTGAAACTTATGAAAAACAATTATTAAAAGAAAGAGAGTGGATTGAAAAACAAATGCCAACATTAAATACACAAAAACCTTTTAGATTTGAAAATGAAAAGAAAGAATACCAAAAAAAATATATGGAACAAAATAAACATAAATACTATGGAAAATATATGGAAAAAACTAGAGAATATAATAATACAAAAGTAGTTTGTGAATTATGTGGCGAAACTATGAATAGAACTAGTTTAGGTCGTCATAAAACAAGAAAACATACAATAATTATTTAGTTCCATACATTTTCTTAGCTATTGCTTTGTTATTGAAAAATACTAGTGAATATCTTGTTCCTTGAAAGGGTTTTACCCAGTGATAAAACTTAGCTCCATTAAATTGAAATATAGAATTTTTATTATCTACAATAGCGTCGCTTCCATCTGCTTGGAAACCTTCTACAACTAGTTCCCCACCTTCGTAATCGCCTAAACATAATAAAATGCTTTCACCTACATTCGTGCTATCAATATGTCTAGGTATTTTGAAATTCTTATTCATTTGAACACTAGTATAGTTGAATTCTGGAAAATACAAATCTTGAAACTCCTTGAATACATTTTCTAGATGTGGGTAATCGTCCATTACTTTCGTCTTGTATAATCCTGGATAAGGACTAGAAGTTCTATAAACCATATTACCTTCTGGGTCTCTTTTAAGATAGCCTTTCCAAGTATATCCATAATTCATCGAGCCCATATTCCCATCGTTTTTGTGTCTTATCATATTCTGGCGTTCTGTTCCAGAATAGAATTTTACTTCTTCTAATATTGAATACATAATGCCGACATCGGCGTGAAACATTCCAGTAAAATATAATTGGGTCATGCTAGTATAGTAGTAAAATAGAAAAAAAATGCTTTCATTTTCTAAACTTTCCTGTTGTTCCACTAATGTGTGGTATTTCTGTTGCTACACTTTCTGGTATTACCTCAATCAAACCCTTAAAAACTAGTTGGGAAAAAAACCTATCACTAAAAATTGGTCTTTTTTTCTTATCACATTCTTCTTTTAATGTTTCCAAAAAACTTGATGGAAAATATAATAAAAAGTTTCCCACTATATAATCTTTCAAACGCTTTTTATATCCCAACCAATATGGTTTAGTAATATCATAATTTTCCTTAAAATATTGTGGAGTAAAATGTGGTTCTATAATTACATCACCTTCAGCAATAAAAAACCCTTTGAAATCGTCTTTGTATTTTATAAATCTAGGTAATGTAAGTTCCTTAAAATGTTTGAATGGTGCGTGTCCCATTCTAATATATCCCTCTGGAACTGGTGCATTTTTGTTTTTCCATACTTTATATTTATCTGGTGTAAGTGGTAAAACATTCCAACCTAGAGTATTTTTGTTAATCAAACATAATGGAAGATAATTTGGAGTAGGTTCATAAGTAATAATATATAGTGGAAATTCCATTAGTAATATTAAACTACAAAAAAAAAAAAAATTATCTTCTAATTTGTCTAATCTTTTTATCGTTTTTGAATAATTCACCTAAATTAAAATCTCGCTGTGTAGCAAACCACTTGATAAATTCGGATAGTGCTTCTTTATCTGTTTCTTTATGGATTGAAAACTCTACTATTTCGTCTCGCTTTTTGAATTTACATTTATAATTTTCCTTTGTTTCTTTTTGTTCCGCTTCCGCTTCTGGCTTCTCCGCTTCATCTCCTATTTCTTTTATCGCATCTAATAACTCTTGTTTCTTCATCTTGTAATAATTCTTAATACCTAGACTTTTTGCCTTTTCTTTTAATTCTAATACTTTCATTCTCTTTTCTACTACTATTATCTTTAGAAAATATATCCTCGATATTTTTAAGTTTTACTTTTTCCATACTTTTTATTTTGTTTTTGAAAGGCATACTAGGCATAGCCTTTTGGACTGCCTTATAGTCATCTACAGATGTCTTCTGTTCTAGTCGCTTTACTAATTTTTTTTTCATATCTAATAACTTGTTTTATTTTTATCGCACATACAAGTTTTAATACAAAATGAAATAGCCATATTGGAAACTGTGTAGTTTGGTTGCCTATCGTTGAGAAAGTCCTTTAATTTAAATGTGATGCTATTTATCTGTTGTTCGTTATTCATAAGGTCGTGGACTACAGGAACATGTGGCTCTCTAACTCTTACGGCGACTGTTGGAAGTGCCGCTGGATCATTTGCGTTTTGTTCTGCTTGTTCGCTAGGTGGAACAGAAAGAATAATAGGTAATTCTACCGCTGGGGCATTAGAGGGAGTTTCTGTTATATAATTAGTAAATTGTCTAATAGGTAAATCACACTGGATATCAAATCCAGCACCAAGATAATCGGCATCAGGAGTATATTCAATACTAGCCCAATAAACAACAAGTTCGCTATTGGCTGGAATTGTAACAGGTTGCTGGAAGGCTACTCTAGCCTCATTACTGGATACATCGAGTTTTAACACAAAATTCTGTTTCATACTTTCTATATTATTAGAAATATAAATAAAAAATAAATTATAATAGAAAAAATTGAATTACATAGTTGTTGCCATAAGTGCTTTAGGGTCTATGGCTGTTGATACTGGTGTATCTGCTCCAGCCTCCTGTCCTGTTTCTTCGACATCTTTTTTCTTATGTCCTAGACCTTCAAATAGTCCTACAAGTGAGGTAATTACACCAGCAACTTCGCCTACTGGACCAAGTGCGTCTAAAACGGCACTAGCAGTATCTAAACCAGCTGATACAGCGTCGCCACCAAGTCCAGCTAATTTACTAGCCGCTTGGGTTGCTGTATCGGCATTATTAACAACTAGAGAACTTGTGCCCTTACCTAATGTTTCGGCTGCTGTTCTGCCTAATGTTTCTCCAACACTTCCAGCCTCTTCGGCACCAGCATCGCCTACTTCATCTGCTAAACTTGCTACTTGTCTCCCACCTTCTTCATCGGGTGTTCCTACATTTTTCACTAAGTCGCCACTTGGCTGCCCTGATGGTCGTTCAGGGAATTCACCTTTAGTAGCAGCATCTACGGCTTGTTGTCTTCCTACATTTTGTCCAAAAGTAGTATCGGCTTCACCACCTCCACCTCCCGACTCGGGTGCTTCTGTTTGTTCTGGTTGAACTGGTTCAGTATCTCCACTTGCTTGTCCTGCCTGTGGTGCATCTTCAGTAGTATGGGCTTCTGGGTCTGTTGTTTCGGCATCTCCTACCTGTGGTCTAGAACTTTGTGTACCACCACTTTCACTTGAGCCTTCAGGTAAGTCTATTTTAATATCATCGCCAGGCTCTTCTCCACTACCTTGAATTGCTTGGGCTGCCTGTTTGGCTGCTCTTACCTTTTTGATAACCTTTCGGCCGAGATGATACGCCCCTCCAAGGGCAACTAAGTCGCCACCAGCACCTTCAACACTATCTTTGACGTGCTGGAATATCTCTTCGAGGTCGTTGGCTTTTCTATCAACATTAGCGGTTGCTATATCGTTAGCGTGTGATAAATTATTAGTAATACTTTGCGAATGCTGTTGTAATATTTCTTGTAGAGAACTCATAGTTATATAATACTACAACAGAATAAAAAATAAATAAAAATATAATTATCATATTTCTACAACTTCTTCTTGTATACCTAGTCTTCCCTTTGCTACTTCAAAAATCTTTGGGTCTAATTCATATCCTATAAAGTTTCTATTAAGGTTCTTACAAGCTACACCAGTAGAACCACTACCCATAGTAGGGTCTAAAATTGTATCGCCTTCATCACTCCAGTATTTTAAGAAGAACTCTAGTATGTCTAATGGTTTCTCTGTTTGGTGATGTCTTTTACCTATGAATACCTTTTCACTATCAAATACACTACCAGGTTGTCTTGGTGTATAACCTGGATTTTCTTTTAAATATTGTCTATTACCATCCTTACTGGCAAATCCTTCACCCATTTTCCAACCTTTTTTACTATATATGGTATCATTTTCTTCTTCTTCTACTACACTCGATGGTAATTTTGGGTCAAAATTTAATGAAAAACCACTTTCTTTTATTGAAACACCTTTATTATCATAAACTAATCCATTCTTTCCGTTTTCTTTTTTTGCTGGAAATGTTTTAATTCTTTTATGGTATTTATCTCTATTATACTTGGGTGCTTGTTCGTAGAAGAAATACACCATCTCGTGATTTCTCATAGGTCTATGTCTGCTTTGTAGTCCGCCAGTCTTATTGCGTTTCTTCCAAACCAAATCCATTTTAAAACCCTTCTCCCAACTCTTTATAATAGTGTATCCAAACTTAGTAGAACAAAAATGGATACATGCCACTCTTTTACTCTTTCGCAGTCGACGAAACTCCGCCCAAAACTCGTCCAAGTCTATAATACTATCCCACTTACAATTAGTCTCTCCATAGGGTAAATCACATATAAATAGGTCAATACTCTTGTCTGGAAGTGTTTTCATCAATTCCAAGCAATTACCATTAAAAATAGAAGTAGTCATTAGTAATATTACACTAGATATTATTCTTCAGTTTCTACAATTTCTTCTGGTTCTTTTTCTTCTTGGTCTTGTTTTTTACTCCAAACTATCTCGTCAAAATTGCGTCTAGTTTCTAAGTCATTTACATTCATAAAACATATATCAAATGGTTCCTTTTTACACTTTCTATAGTTTTCTAGCCACGCTTTTGTATTTCCATTTGGAGCCATAAAATCGTATGCGTCTGCTATTTTTTTAAGTTCGCTCTCGCTCATCTCACCTGCGATAATAATTCCCATACTCATCGTGCGTGTAATCGGGGTGAGGAATTTGAAATATTGTAACGTTAGAATAATACTCAACATACCTTCTTGGCCTGTATGCTGGTTTTTTATATGTCTATATCTCGTAACAAGACTAGAGAACCCATCTACTTTTCCACTTTTATTCTGCTTAAAATTAGAAGTAATTGCGTCATCTAATACAAGTAAATATCTATCACCATTCTCGTCGTTTTCTACCATATCTACTATTTCTTCTAATAAATGTTCGCTATATTCTTCAAAAACAAACTGGAAGTGTTCTATTATATGAGCCATCGCAGGATCGGAACGAGCAGTAGGACTAATTAAAATTTTTATTTGGAAGTCATCTCCATAGAAACGAGGTGAAAGAGTTAATGAGTTCAATAATGTAGATTTCCCAGCCTTGACTCGACCAAGTATGGTAAGAAAGAAAGGTATTGGTAATAGAGGGTATTTATCTACCACATTAAGGTGGCTTTCATCAATTTTTACTGGATATACTGTTAGGTCTTTTGACATTATACTAATAATATAAATAGAGAATTATTTTTTTAATAACGAAACAACTTGACCTACTTTATTGCGTAGGTGTTCGTCGCCTTTTAAAATATCGGCTTTAGTAATATATTTACTTAGGATACTATCCAATTTATCAAACTGCTCTTCGTCATCACAATTGCCTAGACAAGTATACTTCAATTCATTAAATTCATCAATCTTTTTATTATCTACTTTATCTTTTTCGGCTTTACGCATCTTTATTCGTTCTCTAGCCTTCTCTTGTGCTGTTTTCTTCTGGCGTTTGGCTTTCAATTGTTCGGTTGCTTCTTTTTCGGCTTTTACTATTTGCTCTCTTTCTACTTTAATACTAGTCTTTTTTGTTCCACTTTGTTCTTTTAATAGTTCTTGTCTCATCTGTTCCATCTTTTTTGCTTCTCTAGTAGCCTTTGCTTTGGCTCGTCCGCGTTGCAGTGCATCTTTTTGGGCGTCTGTTAAAACACGTTTAGGTTTGGGTTTCTTTTCAAATACTTCTTCTTCATTATAGGCTTTAGGGGGTTCTTGGCTATCGTCAATATTCTTCTCAACGACATCTATAGAAACATTCGCATCATTTTTAAAATTATAATACTCAGCCATTTATTTTTATATAATTAAATTAGATAATAATATGGATATTTTAACATTTTCAGTAGGAATTGCTGTGGGATTTTTACTTGGACTAGTAATAGGTAAATGCCTAAGCATGATAGGTTGTGTCTAGGAAAAATGAATAATTATATTTGCGTCTTTCTTCAAAGGAACAGGTAATCTATCTATTGAAATAATAATAGGATGTAGCGTCTTAGGCACTTTCATATAGATATTCTTTACTAGTTCTTTATTAGTATCAAAGTCTATACATATTTTTTTTATACTATTATAATTCTTTTCTAGTGTTTTGTTTTCTCTTTTATATGAAACCTTATAAATGTAATCCATTTAATTATAATATATAGTTCGATAAAAATAATGTAATTCTAATGTATACTAATATGGGTTATTGCTATTTGTGCGACAAAGAATGGACTGGATACTGGGGAGAATACTTCTGTGCCGACTGTGAAAACCTAAAAAAAATAGTCTTGGTAGTTGGTTCTAAAAGAATAACAGATAATATAAAATGGTCTACAAACAAGGTAGTGTTTGAAAGAGAGGAAAAGAAAGAAAGTAGTTGCGATGGTTATAACACACGTAGTAAGACTAGATAAGTCTTAGTGTACTAATACTAGTAATAATATATAATTGTTAAAATTTAATAATATAAATATAATGAATAAAAAAAAATAAATATTCTATATGAAAAAGTTTCCTACGCGACGCACCCCCTTCCATAAAATTTTAACGCGCCGCGTTAAAAAAAAAGAGATAGGGGTCACTATTTTTTTGAAAACTTTGTGGAATAAATCTTTTTTTTTTCCATTTTGATAAGGAAAATAATTCATTAATACAACTGTTTTGCTACATAAGTAGAAGAAAAACGGGTTTGCGAAATTTTGCGGCAGTTCATCTATTTTTCGCAAAACTCCTGTTAAAATATAACAATCATTCTTTTTTCATTCTTTTTTCATTCTTTTTTTAAATAGTATAACAAAACCAATATTCTTTTTGCGGTTCATTTGCTTCATAATATTAACAAAAAAATTATTCTTTTTGCGGTTCATTTGCGGTTCATAGAGCTCTTTTGCGGTTCATCAGGCATTCTTTTTTTTTCGCAAAACTATTTATTTAATTTTCCCGCAATTAAATGTTAAATTAAAACAATTCAATTTTATATGTTTTTAATAAATGTTATAATTCAACGCATATACTAGTATTTTTTCATTTTTTTTCCTATTAATTAAAAAGTTGCGGTTTTTTTAAATGCTATTTTGCGTTTATTTAAAGAAATTTTCTTGTTAAATATTAACAACAAAATGATTGAAATTATACAGGTATGGGATTTATTTACTACTCAAAACTTTGACTTTGAATTTATGGAAATGGAAAAACTAGATTGCTTTAAGAAGATACAAGATGAATACGAATATATCTTTAGAGAAAGCGAAAAAAAAGGAAGGTGTAATGATGCTTCTGTAGGTGGATTTGACTGTTATCAACGAGTAAATAAGTGTCTCAGTTGGGATTGTCCCAGTAGAAAAGATATACAATTCACTAATGATAGTCAATATGAAGCATTTATAGAATACTTACGAAAAGGTATAGAAGAACTAAATAAAAGAGTAATTGCTGAATTAACTAGAGGTTTTAAATTACAGAAACAAGCAAAAAATTCTAGAGATGCTTTGGAAGCAAAACAAAAGACTTGTAAATTTATATGCGAAGTTTGTGATATACCTTGCTATACAAATAGTTCTATTGCTTGGGAAGCTCATATTACTACTGCCTCTCATATCAAAAAAATAGGCGGAGATCCCAGACAATACACCTGCGACGCATGTGGACAAGAATTTGAAAATACTAAAATACGCAATCGCCACGTAGATGCTCTTAAGTGTTTTCAGTCTAGAACCTGTAAAGACTGTGGAACTTGTCTATCCACTAAACAAAGATACGAAGGACATTTCATTAATGGAATATGTAATAATATCATAAAAGAAGCAATATCATCGGGCCAATTAGATAAATTAAAATGTAGTAACCTATTATCGTAATGACTATTTCTCTTTTATATCTTGCTAAACCAACTTATGGTGGTTGGGTATCATTTACCTCACACTTATCTTTAAAATATAAGTATAATATTCTTAAATTAGGAAGTCGCACCGAAAACAGAGAAAGAGACTTTGGTTATGGTGCTACATACCGTAATGTATCTATGGATTTTCTTATGGAAATACCTAGTAGTGATATTTTAATAACTGCTGTTGATAAACACTATCGAGAAGCGGTTGACCTTTTATATGGTGCGTCTTTAGTAATTCATGACCCTACTGAATTTAAATTGAATATACCTTATGATTTCTATAATATAATAACAATACGACAAAAAGTGCACAAAACTTTAATGAATAATGGAGTTTTGAATACTTTTAAGAAACATCCATTTTATTGTTTTCCTAAATTAAATAAAAAAAAATCTACTGCTGTATCTATTAGTAGAATAGACTTTGATAAGAATACAGATATAATACTAGAAGCCAATAAATTATTATCGGAACCTATTGATATATATGGGAAACAAAATGAATTATATGTCTATCACAAACTGGAAAAACTTGGATTCAAAGACCATTATAAGGGGCGTTTTGCTAAAACGTTTGAGGCACTCAATACGATACTCGCAGAAGCGGAATTTATGGTTGATATGTCTTCTATCAAGGGAGATGGAGGTGGCACACAATACACCTTCTTGGAAGCCATATATATGGGTTGTGTTCTTGTTCTTAATAGTAAATGGACTAATGTAGAATATTCAATTTTTAATAATAATAATAGTATTATTGTAGATGACGCAGAAACTCTAGTATCTACTCTTGAAAACTCAAAAAAAATAGAAAATAAATATAAATTACAGGGAATAATAGATAATTCAAAAATACTACTTCAGGCATTTATTTTAGAAACAGATTGGAGAGAAGAGTGTATAGGCTTTCATTAGGATATGAACCATTCAGGTCTAATCTATACTTATGAGTAGCTAAGTTTCTCCATAAATGTATAGTTATACAATCTAAAAATTGATGCTGGTTCCAAGGCACTCCATACTTTTCTTTGAAATTACTAGGGTTTGAATAGAATAAATCTTTCGCATACCACCAATCAACAGGACAAAAATACTTTGGCTGCCATACATAAGTTTCATAACCCCATTTTTTTATCATATCACGAAGAACACGCATGTAGCGTATTTTATCTTTGTTTTTACCTTTTACCTGGATACTTTCGCATTTTTCAATCAATTGCTTATAAAATGCACTACCAATAGGTGCTTTTAAAAATCCTATATTTGCTACGTATTCTGCTTCCAGTTTATACGCTCCTTTCTGTATTGTTCTTTCACTAGAGAATATGAATGGTGTGTCTATAATATCAATCATATTTGATACACAAACCATATCCATATCAACCCATATTCCACCTTTCTTATATAATAATTTATACCGCCATATATCACTAAAGGGTAAATACTGGTCTTTTAACTGGAATACTTCACTACTTGGCATTATCTCATTCGCATCTAGCACAATTGTTCCGTCTGGTATATTTTCTATAGGCTCATAAGTATATAAATGAAATTCATGCTGGTGTTTTAAAAAACTCTTGATACACATTATTTCCATATTAGTCATTTGACCTATCCATAAACTTTGAACTATCATCGCTCTTTATAAGTCCCATAGATTTTTTTCCCCGTAAATTTACAAAATTGACTTTCATTTTTGAGGCATACAGTAGGCACAACCCTAATATGCTAATCGACCATATGACACTCGCTAAGAAAATAGAATATAAAAAGTATGTATATTACCAATTTTTAAAACAACATTTTTCAATTGAAAATTTAGATATGGACCTTATTGACTGTGAAGATGGATTTAAATTTTCATATAATTCAAATGGATACTATTGGGGTGAATATCCTAGAGCAATACATTTTGAACAAGAATTTAGTTATACAATTGATAAAAGTAAAAAAAATAAATATTGCGACTATTATGACCCTTTCTTCCAAGTTATGTTAATAGCTTTTTAATAAGCAGCTTACATAGTCTTAACTAGTGTTTCGCTGTTAAATGCTGAAACATTCTTAACATAAGACTGTTGAATTTCTGGAACACTTCTACGTGAGACTGGTAGAACAGCGTCGCCACTATTGACACCTGAGCGAATGAGAATGTCGTAGTCTGCTGACCCTGAGTAGTTGCTTACAAGTCCCATATGATGGGTATAGTCTAATCCAACACCTAAGGCGTTTGCCTCGCAGAGGTTTCCTACACCACTATCCTGTGAGGTTCCATCAGTAGCTCTATCGGCATAATCGGCGTCTATCTGTCCTTTGCCTACTGAGAGGGAACAGACTGTTTTGTCGGCGAGGTCGCCATTCAATAAGGCTCTCTGCCAGAAGGCACGAACCTCACTATCACCCTGTGCTAATCCCTTGTTGCCGTATGTGTTGGCTGTTACTGAACCAGCCCCACTCTGTTTTGTTTTTGTAAGAAGATTGGGGACTACTTCAACTACAAAGTCCTGTGGCTGTCTAATGTTGTTCTTGTTCTGCTGGTAATTTTCTAAACCAAGTGGGTTGCGGAAGTTTGTCTGGTTAGCAGACCTGTTGTTTTCCTGCGATTGGTCAATAAACATATTAACCATACTTCTAACAGCATTTACGTTTGGTGTGTATTTACTGTTGTTTGTAGATGAATTGACTTCGTTAATAAGGTTGAATCGGTCATTTAATACAAAGTTAGGGTTGTATCCAGCGAGGTCCTTTGGTGTTGGAACCATAAGGCGACCCTGAAGTCTAAGGTTTTTGACTATGTAGAATGAACCTGTAAGAACATCGGCATCAGTCTGGTTAGTTCCCATATCACGGAAACGGTCGCTATAGAAACCATTTTCGTTATTGAGTTCTAAGTTAATAAGAAGACCTCCTAAGTAAGACTGTCCTAAATGGAGAGGCTGTGTGTTGTTAAGTAGTGCTGTATCGAGTTTGAATGAGAATGGAACACCATAATTTGGGTCTTCCTGTCCTACTAAGTTAGACATTTGACCTGCTGCTCCAGTAGTTGCATTGTCCATAGTTGTTGCGTGTCTATTGGCGTGTGTGGCGTCTGTGCCTGAGGCGCATGCTCGGATAAGAGGTGAAATAAGGTAGTCCTGCTTGTTGTTGGTCCAGGCTTTTCTAGCGGCGTTATACATAGGGTAGTTCCTATGTTCGCTGATATTGACTGAAGTTTTCTTAGACTGTATGAAAATCTTTTTAACCATACTTTCTAAACCATTCCAGTTTGAAATATTCTGGTTTGAAACTGCCTGTAATCCAGTTCCATTATTGGCTGAGTATTCGGCTTTAGTTGTAGCGGCTGCGGCTTTAAGAGTGAGTGGTGTGCCATCGCTCTTAACGTGGATAACCTGACCTGTTAAGTATAAGTCGCTTGTATCTAAAAGTCTATCCTGTGATGAAATGGCAAACTTAATGTTGCCATTACCATTTTTGTTTGAGAAACCCCCAGAAAGGGCATTAGCAGCACTTTTAACTGATTGGTCGTTTAATGGAGGAATGGAAAAGTAAACTCTAGAACTTGGCATTTTATTATATACTACTACAAGAATATTATTTTAGAAAAAAAAAAAATTAAAATTGACTTGAATACTCAAACTCTATTATTAATAAAAAAAAATGGAAATTGAAGGCTACCCGAATTATCTAATATACCCTGATGGACGTGTATTTAGTAAAAAAAGAAATATATTTTTGAAACTAGGTTATTGTAATGGATATCATAGTATAATGCTTTTTAATAATAAAAATAAACAAAAATATACCGTTCATAGACTAGTTGCTATACATTATATTCCTAATCTAAATAATTTACCTTTTGTTAATCATAAAAATGGAATAAGAGACGATAATAGAGTTGAAAACTTAGAATGGTGTACTTGTTCTTATAATAATCAATCAATTAATTGTATAAATAAAAATTTAGGTTGTATAAATTACAAAAAAAGTAGAAATAGATGGCGATTTATAATAAGTATAAATAAAAAAAATTATGAATGGAGTTTCCCAACAAAAGAAGAAGCGGAGTGCCAGCGTATCTTAATGAAGAGCATGCTAGAAGGATGATTGGTGCTATTGCTATTGCTATATAGCCCACACCAAAATAAACTTATATTTTTTCTTTAAGTATCTAATTTAAACTTATAATTCGACTTCGATGTTGCCATCGCCACCTATGTCGACGACTTTCTTAGACCAAATGAATGTATTTATTTGAAAAGGGTCGGTTCTTGTAGGTGTGTTTGCGAAACCAAGTCTAATCTGTCCTTCGGCTTCCTTGAGGTCGTAATAGAAAGGACGTTTGGCTAACTGTCTTGAAATTAAGAAAGTGTTTGTATAGTCAGCCATATTAGCTCCATCGTCATTTCCTAAATCCTGGGCTTCTCTTGAAACACTATCGAAAGCCTTAACAGTTTCATTCATAGCGACTACCTTTTCGTTAAGAAGTCTAGGGTTGTATGAGCGGACTGGTGCTAACCTGTTGTTAAGGAAATACTGGACGCTATTGAGGTCTGTAAGTGTGGGAGTTGCTCCAGTAAAATAACTTGAGTGGTTGTCGCTTTCATACTGAGATGTATTACTAAAACTACTCATAATACAAACTGCTTTAGTTGCTACTGAGTTAAGTTCTACCTGATGACGAGTAGCACTTGCGAGAAGTGTGCTAGTGTGGTAGTCGTATGATGTAAATTCATATTTAAATCCATTTCCTAATCTACCTATAACATCCTGGGGAGGTGCTATGCTTAATACTCTAAACTGTGGGCGGACTAAACATTTTCTAGTTTCTCCACGAAGTCTAACAACTATATTAGTTGCTGTATCTGGGACACCAGCTGAAGTTCCTACTGAAGTAAATGTAATTTCTAATTTACCAGCGTTAATGGCTAATCCTGAGACTACGGCATCTGTAATATCTGGGAAACCTGACATTCCAACCCTAATCTGGTTTCCAATTGCTAAACCACAGTCTTCTACACTATCAAAGTCTAATGTAGATGGAATAGTAAGTAATGCTCCCCCACTTGTGTTATCTGCCATAGCAATACCATTAGTGCTTGATGGACCAATATCATATTCAGTAAGGTCGCCTGCTACTGCTTTGAAATAATGGAGTGCGATATTTGGGTTTTCTAGTGTCATTTCGAGTCGGAGACCTCCACCAAGAGCCATTACAGGGCATAATTTATCATCGTCCCACCAACGGAAAACACCACTCTTAAGTGGAGTAGTAAAACGACGGAAATTGTAATAGTGTGTGCCATCAGTCTTGATTGGTGAAATAACGGCATCTGGAGTAGCTGTTGTTGCTGTAACTGGAGTGGAACCAGCGTTGAAAGCATAGACATCACTACCACAACCTTCTAATGTCTGGAGATTGGTTTTATCCTCATATAAATACTGGTGGTTAATTGAAGACCACTGGTTATAGTTCTGTAAGGTCTCTAAATGAGTTCCTGTTCCTAATGAGTAGATATCAATACGAGAAATTACAGCATCGGCACCTGCGGTCTGGTCTAAGTGAAGACGCTTGTTATCGCTTGAAGTATTACAGATATCTAAGGCTAAGTGGGACTGACGACCTGATACCATACCAAGATTGGGTGGTAATTCAAAAATTACCTTTTGTCCCTGCTGGCAGTCGAACTCTGTTCCATTAGTTGGAACAAGTGAAATCATTTTAGAAGATGCTTGAGTATTAGACATAGTTATTGATAATATGTAGTTAGAAAATAATTTTAAAATATTTTTCTACCATATATTAAAAGATATGCCTTTCAATAATTCTACTAATTCACAACAATTTATACCAAGTGCTAGTATAGTAGGCGTGTTTCCTACTGTAGGTTGGCAATCCCACTTAACTGACTATCTACCATACTCTTCGCTCTCAATTTCCTTAAGAGCGACAAAAAACTCTACAATAAATTTATATTCTTATCCTGATAATATCGACGCTCAC